ATGATAGAAGGATACTGCAATCAGGACGCTACTTGGAAGCGTGTGGAGGGCAGAGATGCCTATGGTAAGCCTAAGACGGACAACATGCCAGTAAAAGTGCGCTGGGAGGACAAGAGGCGGCTTGTACGTAATGCTCAAGGCCAGGAGGTAGTGTCGGAGGCTAGAGCCTTCTGTGCAGAGCCAGTGCAGGCTGGCGACTTGCTGAACTTTCAAAATCAAGACTGGACTGTTATAGCTGTTTCTGGCGTACCCGCACTAGACGGAGAAGTACATTTTCGGGAAGTGTCGTTATGAGCACGATGTTTAATATAAAATTTGAGCTCGAAGGGCTTGAAGAAGCGCTGGCAGCTCTTGACGCTGGCAATGAGAAGGTTCTTGCGGCAGCAGAAGCGGGGATGGAGGAAGTAACAGCGGACTTGCTCCGGTCTGCTGTCGGTTTGGCTCCGCTCGACACTGGAGATCTGGCTGGCAGTGGCGCTAAGGAAGTGGACAGAATAGGCTCTCGCGTGGAAGGGGAGGTCTCTTTTAACACACCCTACGCTCTGCGCAGGCATGAGGAAGCACCAAGGCCAGGCGTGCACCCTAAGTATGAAAAAGGGCACAAGAGAGAGGGCTATTATGTCGATGGGAGGGGCTTGTTGACCAGAGGTAAGCCTAACGTTGACGGTATGGAACCTGGACGCAAGTACTTAGAGCGGCCGCTCAAGAAAAATAGTAAAAGGTACTTTGACCACATCGCGAACAAGGTTAAGGAGGCGCTGGAATGATAGCAATAGACATTGCAAATTATCTGCAAGCAAATGGTCTTGGCCAAGTAGGTCAGGGCCTTTTTGTTAGCTTCCAGCCACCTGAGCCTGATGATTGCATAGCTGTTTATGACACCGGCGGCTATGCGCCTGATATCGACGTTCCTTTGAGGGACCCTGGCTGTCAGGTGCTTGTGCGGGCAACTGAATACCCGGTGGCCATGCAGAGAGCGCAGGAGATATTTGACCTGCTGCATGCTAAGGGTAACTTTGCATTGGGCAGCTACTGGATTTACTTTGCAAAGGCAGAGCACGAACCTACGCCAATAGGGCTGGATGAAAATGGGCGGCCAGAGATAACATTGAACTTTCATTTCAAAATTAGGAGGGGTTAGAATGGCGGTAGATACTACCAATATTATCATCGGAGCAGGAATGCTGACCATTGATGGTCAAGAAGTCGGCGCGACCAGAGATGGCGTGACGATGGGGCGGACAGTTGGCTTTTACGATGTCACGTGCGACCAGGCGAATGGTGTCATTAAGAAGCACATGACGAGCCAGACGCGAACGCTGAGCACCAGCTTGCTGGAGGGCACCTTGGAAAACTTGAAGCTGGCATGGCACCATCGCCGTGGGGAGGAGCTTAGTCCTCAACTGTGAGAGGCGGCTAGCCTACATCACTGACGGCGATTTGGATTACTATCTGGCCAAGTGGGGCATGGGTAGCTGCTACGGGGCAGTCCCAGCACTGGAAGAACAGGTTACTGCCAACATGGACACGTCCTGGCTTGTACATGGTTGGCCGCTCATGGTAGGGGCCAACAACTTTCTATATAGCGATGAAGCGGCTTCTAGTCACAATGCCGATATTGTGATCGCTAATATGCCCAGATACTATTGACGAGGTGATTTTATGAAGTATGCAGTTGCGAACAATGCGAGGACGAAACTAAGGGCGCCGCTTTTAGCTGGCAGTTCAATCGCAAAGGTAGAAAGCCTGGATTTATTTCCTTTACAAACAGATCCTTATCTTTTGTCTATTAATGATGAAATAATGGTAGCTTTTCCCCACGATGATCCCGTTGAAGGCCCTGTTTTCGAGATAACGGAGCGTGGGTCGGAGGGAACATCTCCTGCTAATCATGTAATTGGCAATACAGTAGAAAACAGGTTTACCGCGGGGACGTATCAGGCTCTTGTCGATAACATTATGGATGCGGCCATAACTGCTCTTTGGGCTGAAATCGCAGGCAAGCCCAGCACATTTACACCTTCGCCCCACGACCACGCGTGGAGTGAGGTGATAAGCAAGCCTAGTACATTTACCCCCTCTGCTCACACCCATACCTCAGCACAAATAACTGATTTCTGGGATTTCTGGATCGGAGTTCCTATTCCGTGGTATACAGAGACCCCTCCTGTTGGGTTCATTGAGTTGAATGGGGCTGCTATTTCAAGAAGTGTCTACAGTGAATTGTATAGTAAGTATGGGACAAGGTTCGGCGCAGGAAATGGATCGACAACATTCAACGTGCCTGATTTGAGGGGTGAATTCATCCGTGGTTGGGATAATGGTCGAGGGGTTGATGTGGGGAGGGAGCTAGGGAGTGTGCAGGGGGATGAGTTCAAAGAGCATAATCATTATTCGGATATAAGATTCAACAAACTTTCTGCGAGAGCTGATGATATAGATGGAGCAGCTACAACTGCACAAACTGACGCGGGAGGGGGAGCGACTGAATATAGAATTGGACAAATGAGTGACTATTGGGAAGAGGCAACTTTAAAAAGCACGGGAGGTTCCGAAACCCGTCCCCGCAACGTGGCTTTTATGTACATCGCACGATACCAATAGGGGGGGAATCAAATAAATGAATCATAAAGACGTATATAGCTATCACCCCGAAACAGGTGAATATCTAGGTGTAACACAGGCATGGGAATCACCGCTAGAGCCAGGCGTCTATCACTTGCCAGCAGGTGCAACAGAAGTTGAGCCTCCTGAAGCGGACGAAGAGCACCAAGCTATTTGGAATGGTGAGGCATGGGATGTAGTGGAAATTCCAAAGCCAGAGCCAGAAGAACCCAAACTACCAACGAAAGAAGAATTGCTTGAGACGATCCGTTCAATTAGGAATGCTAAACTCGCAGAATGCGATTGGACACAGTTGCCCGATGCACCATTGACCGAAGAACAAAAACAAGATTGGCAGGTCTACAGGCAGGATCTACGGGACTTACCCCAAGTGATTGATATGGAGACCATAGTAAGTTTAGATGACGTCGTTTGGCCAGAAATGCCAGTTGGATGAGGTGTAGATCATGCTTTTTAATCAGCACGGGTATAACGATGTTGGTTACAACGAAATAGATACTCAGCAGGCTGTCAATGTGGCCAAGCTACCTACAGGCTATATGGTCGCCCTGTACGATAAACAGCGCAACCTGCTGGCTGTACTTGAACAATCACTACAAGCTCATTACAATCGCCGAATAGGCGAGGCGAGCGAGGTAGGGTTTAGTTTGCCAGCAAGTGATCCCAAGGCGTACCACTTTGAGCAAGCTCGTTATTTTGACCTTTTTCGGGGCGAGGAACGCAAGGTATCGGCGCGGATAGAGAAAAGAGACACTAGCGGCAACCCCTACAGCATCAGCGGCTACACCAATGAGATCAAGCTAAGGGATTATACCGCGCCAAGCAATTGGACCTATGACGGCTGGGAGGCCATGGATGCAGTAAGAGACTTATTACTGGAGTTTAGAACATTCATCAAGCAGTCAAAGGCTGACTGGGACGCAAGCGAGCTGTACCGAGTTGACACCCAAACGCAGCCCACGCGCAATGGTGACGTCTGCCTTGCGAAAGATGGAAGTGGGCATCATTACAGCGATGGCCATATCATCGCGCAGCCTATCGACCTGGGCACTGATATTTTTAAGATAGACAGGGTTCGTTGGCAGCAGACTGTCGGCGAAGATGTGGCTATTACAGTACAAACCAGGACGGGCCCAACAATATTGCCAGACGCCAGCTGGAGCGATTGGTCTGCCCCTCAAACCTTAGCAGTCCCAGATGATAGTGCTACTACCGGGGCTCCCTGCACATCGCCAACAGACCGATACATTCAGGTTAGACTCAATCTATCTACTAAAGACACAATAACGCCAAACGAAGAAAAAACAACCTTTGGCTTTACGCCTATCCTCCATAGCCCGTACACAGGAGCAGCTTGCGCCTTTGGATGGCCCTCCACCTGTGGATGAGTGGACTACTTTGTATTTGCCTTTTGATGGGGCTGATAATGCTAGAGCGTCCAAGTCAATAGTGATATAGAGAGATTTATCGACACTGAAATAGGGCTTGACTAGGCAATGCGAATAAGCTAAAATATAAATGAGGCTAGGGTAGCTCCCGAAAAGGTGGATTCCAGACCACTCTGCCTCTCCTACAAATCTGGAAAATACAACTACTGGAGGTTGTTAAAATGAGCATGTCTTCTCATGCCCACGTTTCTGCATTGCCGCACGCCTTTGTTGATGAGTTCTTACTGTACCAGCAGCTTAGGGGCAGACGCCAATGTACTCTAGCTTCCTACAAATCATTTCTAGATCGCTTCTTCCGAATAGTCCATAAGCAGCCCACTCAACTCACTGTCCAAGACATTCGTAGATTCCTCATGGCCGAAAACTCTAAGGGGAACAAACAGTCAACGATTGCCACTAAGATAGCTATCCTCAGGAGTTTCTTCGACTGGCTAGAGCGCGAGGAGTACATCGACAAAAACCCGATGAGACGCATTGACACCCCGCGAGTACCGCCAGCATCCCCGAAATATCTCACCCATGACGAGATGGAGGCTTTGAGGGAGGCATCTACAAAACTACTGGATCGACTAATAGTAGAGATGCTCTATAGCTCTGGGGCCAGGGTATCTGAGCTAGTGGCGCTAGACTGGGACGATGTAGACATCGTAAATAAGAGAGCAACCATCCGGGATGGCAAAGGCGGCAAATCCCGGGTAGTCCCAATCTCAATTAAAGCGGCTAGGCTTCTCAAGCGCTACAGAGATACCAGGCACGATGATAACCTATGGATATTCCAGAGCCGCCATAGCAGGCGCATGGTTCGGGAGACGGTAGAGCGGAGGATCAGCGCGTTGGGCAAAAAAGCCGGCATCCAGAAACGAGTAACTCCCCATAGATTAAGGCACAGTTTAGCTACTCATCTCTTGGAAGCTGGCATGCCGATCGATATGATCCAAAAGGTACTAGGACACGCCAGCATTGCTACAACACAAATCTATGCCAGGACCCAGATGGCTGGTGTGGAACAATATTACAGAAGGGTTTTCCCATAGATTAATAGGGTCTGCATAACGCAGGCCCTTTTATTTTGGAGGTGGTAATTTGGCAAGCAATAGCGAAATATACTGGGACAGCGAGCAGGGATATGACAGCGAGCGAGATGTAGATCTTGAGCGCGAGTTTAACAGCGATGCCGGAGGTGAGGCTCTAATCTCGCATCTGTTTGGGCCCCCTCTCTACGCGCCGCCTTATAATCGTACAGTAAAGGATGCCAGCAGCGATCCCGAGGGGCAAGAGCATAGTAGCCCATACATCGCGAGAGAAGCTAGCCCCGAGTTAGAGGGCAAGGAGATTGCCGGCCTTGGGGCTAGGGATATCAGCCCAGAGCTAACAGCAAAGGAGGTAGGTTTATGAGTCGCAATATAATCCAAGGCAAGGGCATGCTCTTAGGAGAGCGTCTCACCAAGGGCATAGAACTGTCCAGGAGCGACGGTTTGTCTGTGTCTATATTGGAGGCTACATGGACACTCAAACCGCCATCCTCGGGTACCCCAACGTCCCCAACGGAGGCAGTGATCGATGGGGCCAAAGTGAGCGCATTGGTGGAGCCAACAGAAATCGGAACTCATATTTTAGAGTTCACAGCAAATCTGACGGATGGGCAGATAGATAAAACCAGATTGAGGTTTGACGTACAGTAG